GCCACGCGGTTCGTGATTGTCTCGCTCGTCGATGAAGCCGATGGCGGCATGTTCGGCGGCCGAGCGATAGAGGACGCGCTGTATCTCGTCGAGGCGCGGATGCTCTCGACCGTGGCCGGCGCGAACATCAAAGCGGCGGCAGCGCGGATCGATGTGCTGCTCGAACAGGGTAGTTTGACGGTGGCCGGCTATTCCCTGATGGCGTTGTTTCGCGAATCGCGGATCCGCCTGACCGAAGTCGACGCCGCGGATCCCTCGCTGAGATGGTTTCGCCGCGGGGGAAATTACCGTCTGGTCGTGAGCACATGAGAGACGTCCTGCTCTACGGCCTCAGCCGTTCGGAAGACTACGCCGCGCTCCTGCATTGGGCGCAGACGACGCCGGGCCTTCATGAATTTCCAGCGCCCGACTTCCACCGCGTCCAATTGGAACACTGGGTCTGGTCCCATCGTGAGGATCTCGGGCGTCACATCCTCGACGTCGGCGTGTATAACCCGCGGCGGTATCTGGGCGACGGCTACATCACCTTTGGTGAAGCCGGCACGTCGACGGCGGAAGACACGAAGGGGGATCTGCTGGCGCTGCCGTTTCACGACGGCGCCTTTAACGGCGTGGTGGTGACCGAAGTCCTCGAGCACTGCATCGACCCCGCGGGGGCGCTGCGCGAAGTCTTCCGCGTGCTGAAGCCGGGCGGGCTCCTGCTCGTGACCTCACCGCTGCTCTGGCCGGAACACGATACCGAGGACTACCAGGATTACTGGCGCTTCACGCGGCAAGGCTGGGCGTTGCTCTTGAAGGCGTTCACCGACGTGAAGATTATCCCGTGCGCGCTGACCAGCGAAGGCACGGCGGCGTATGACTTTCTCCGACGGTTCGAGTGCTTCGGGTTCGAGAGTCAGACGCAGACGACGACCGGCTATTTGTGCAGCGGAAGGCGGCCAGCGTGAAGCTGTTACTGCTCGGTCCAGGTGCAAGCTGGTCCACCGCGGATGTCGCGACTGGCCTGCGCTACGGGCTGAAGCTCCACGGCGTCGAGGTGGTCGACTATGCGCTCGATGCGCGGATCGCGCGCTCGCAAGGCTGGCTCCACTACAACTGGCGCCGCGCGAAGAAACGCAATCCCGCCATCCCGAAACCAACCGTGGCCGATGTGTTCTTCCAGGCGGGCCACGAGGCGCTGGCGATGGCGCTGTACCACGACGTCGACGCCGTGCTGGCGGTGAGCGGGATGTTCCTCCACCCCGACGTCGTCGTGATGATGAAACGCGCGCACCTCCAGGTGTTCGTGGTGTTCACGGAAACCCCGTACGACATCGTCAAAGAGCTCGAGATGGCGAAGCTGGTCGACGGGTGCTGGACGAATGAACGCTCGAGCGTGGCGGCGTTCCAGGCGGTGAACCCCCGCAGCGGGTATCTGCCGCACGCGTGGCATCCCGAGCGGCATCAGCCCGGCCCGCAGCCGATCGATGCAACGGTGGCCGCGCACGACGTGGTGTTTGTCGGCTCCGGCTTTCCTGACCGTTTGGCGTGGCTGTCGTCGATTGATTGGACCGGGATCGACCTCGGGTTGTACGGCTCCTGGGAAGGCATCCGCAAGGGGCACGCGCTCAAGCCATTCGTCCGCGGCGCGCAGATCGACAACGCCACGACCGGCGCTCTCTATCGTCGCGCGAAGATCGGCCTGAACCTCTACCGGACGAAAGTCGGGTGGGGGCGGAACACGCCGACGATCACGCACGCCGAATCGTTGAACCCGCGGGCCTACGAACTCGCGGCGTGCGGGGCGTTTCATCTCTCGAGCGACCGCGCCGAGGTGCGGGAAGTCTTCGGGCATCGCGTCCCGACGTTCCAGACGCCGGACGAGGCGTCGAAATTGATCCGCGGGTGGCTGGCCACGAAGGTGTCGCGCCAGCACCTCGCATCAGAACTGCCGGCCTGTGTGGCCGAGTCATCGTGGGGCACGAGGGCCACCGTGGTGATCGGAGACTTGCAGACGCTCCTGCAGCGACGGGCTGCCTAGTGGAGCAGGGGTGGGGAGGGTAGCTATACGAGCCGCTATCATGGGAAATCGGGCGTTGTTTACATCAGCACCACCGGCGCCGGCGCGGCAACCGCGACGACGTCTCTCTCGGGCTGGACGCTCGACCTCGCGACCGACAAAGTCGAAGTCACGGCGTTCGGTGACCTGAACAAGACCTACGTTCAGGGCCTTAAGGACATCAAGGGCACGTTGACCGGCTTCCTCGACGACGCCGGACTGAGCCTGTTCACGGCCGCGGACTCGACCGACGGCGTGCGGATGTATCTCTATCCCTCGTCGGCGTCACCGACCGTCTACTGGTACGGGCCGGCGTGGCTGGACGCGTCGATCGCGGTGCCGGTGGGCGGGGCCAACACGTTGAGCGGAAACTTCGTCGCCTCGAGCAGCTGGGGACGGAAGCCATAACGAATGGCGTTCCGCGTCCAGGGTGCCCATGCGGAACTCCGCTGGGGCTACTACGTGGCGGCGACGCTCGGCGCGTGGACGATCGAGGACCAGGCGTTCAGCGCGACGGTGCGATCGGTGGACGCGTTCCGGATCGACCAGCGTCCGCTGACCCTCGCCGTCGGTGGGCAGAAGTGGCCGCTTGAAACGCTCGAGGTGACCGAGGACCGGGTGATCGGACGGGTAGCCAGGAGGTGAGTCAATGGGGCGGTGCCGGGTGGTGCAGCCGGAGATGGTCCGGTTGCCGTTATCGGACGGGGATTTCCTCGACGTCAAGCGGGAACTCACCGCGGGTGAGTACTACGATCTGCTGCTCGCCCAATCGGAGCGCCAGTCGTTCGCGAAGATTCTCGCCTACGTGATCGGGTGGTCCCTCGTCGGCGCGAACGACGCACCGATCCCCTATAGCCTGGATCTGCCGGACACGGTGCGTCGGGATACCGTGCGGTCATTGGACACGGCCACCGTGCGCGAACTGACGGCAGCGCTGGACAAGCACGAGGCGGCGGTCGAGGCGGCACGGGCAGGAAAAAAAACGACGCCGGCTGGCACGCCCACACCGTCACCAACCTTCGCATCTGTCAGTTGATGCATTGGAGCTATGAGGACGTGCGCGCGTTACCTGTCGAAGTCTACGGGGTGGTGGTGGAGATGTTGAGTGAACAGATGAAGGCGCCTGACTGATGGCCATCACGGCCACATTCGCTGCGGACTTCACGCAATTCGTCGGCGAGACGAAGAAGGCGGACGCGGGCCTCGAGGGGCTGATGGGGAAGAGCGTCCGCCTGGGCGACGAGTTTGCGAGGACGCAAGGCAACGCGGATCGGTTTAAAGGATCGCTGCAACAGTTCGACGGCGTGCTGGCGTCGCTCGGCCTCAACATCGGCGCAGAGGCGCGGGCGCTCGTCGAACTCAGCTCGGCCGCCGGGCAGACCGCCAGCGAATTAGGCCTCGTCGCGACGGCAGGACTGGCGGCCGGCGCCGCGTTCGCCGGCTGGAAACTCGGGCGCGCGATCGCGGGGTTCTTCGAACTCGACGAAGCCATCGGCAACGCCACGGCGAAGTTACTGGGCTGGGGCGATGTCGCCGGGCAAGTCGCCGGTGCCAACGCCGACGTCCTCGCCAAAGCGTCGAAGGCGGCCGGGATCGAGATCAAAGACATGGCGCTCGCGATGGCCATCAATGAAGACGTGGCGAAGTCATCCGCCGCGGCGTTGAAGGCGCGGACGGTGGTCACGGTCGACGTCGTGGCGCAGGAGAAAGCGGCGGCCGACGCCATCCACGCGGCCAACACCCGGATGGTCAAGGATCTCCAGGCGCAGATCGACGCCGTCAAGCCGTTCAAGGAGGCGATGGTCGAACTCAACTCGGTGGGGATGGGCTGGCTGGGGACGCTCGACACGATCGACGGCGCCGTCGTCCAAGGGGTGAAGTACTACATGCAAGCGGGCGTCTCGCTGAAGGCCCTGGCGGATGCCTACGGGTTGACCGACGCGCAAGTGAAAGCGGTGTCCTCGTCGATGAAATCGGAAGCCGACGCGGCCAACAAGCTCGCGGCCGAAACGGAGGCGCTCGCCAAAGCGCACGCGGACGAACTCCTCGAGATGGACAAAGCGACCGCGGCGCGGAAGGAAGCCACGGCGGAACTGAAGAAGCAAACCGCTGCCGCCGACGCCGCGAAGAAAGCCATGCGCGAGCTGGGGAACTCGACGCAGTTCGATTTGTCCAGTGAGTCTGGCCGAGCGTCGGTGCCGGAAGGCATCCGGACGTGGCTCCACGACGGGTACAGCTTGGCGCAAGCGACGCAGATCGATTTCCTGATGCGCTGGGGGTTGCCGATCAATGCGAATGATCCGCTGTTCCGGAACAAGGGGCCACGGGTGCCGGGCTTCGCCGGCGGTGTGGAGAACTTCGCCGGCGGCATGGCGCTCGTCGGGGAGCGTGGGCCGGAGCTGGTGAACTTGCCACGCGGCAGTGACGTGATCCCGATGGGCGCCGGCGGGGGCGGGGGGATGACCTACAACTTCTACCTCGTCGACAATACCGAATCCCTCGCGCGCAAGGTGTCCTCGATGATCATGGCCGGCACGCGGCGCAGCGGGAAAGTCGGCCTGTAGTGGCGACGGTCCCCGCGATTCTCGGCACGGCACGGCTCGGGAACTTCCGCCTGGGCTATCAACCGGCCGCGCTGCAGGACGTGCGAGAGACGCGCGTCCGGATCTTTCTCGATGGTGTGCTGTCCACGAGTCGCGTGCGGTTGGCGACGTTCTCGATTCACGATGTCGTGAACGATGAGCCGGACGCCTGCAACTTCACGATCGGCGAGGCGCCGTGGCCCGAAGTTGGGATGGAGGTCAACGTCACCCTCAACAGCAACACGCCGCGGCATCTGTTTAACGGCGCGGTCCAGAGCGTCGAGACGACGTTTGAAGGGGAACCGAAACAGCAAGTCTGCCACGCGCACGCGGCGGATGACCTTGCGGCGCTGGACCGCTTGCCGTATGGCGCCTGGACGAACGTGTCCGCGTCCACCATCGCGGCCGAGCTGCTGGCATCCTTCGCGCCCGGCTTTACGGGCGTCAATGTCGCGGCGGGGTTGCCGACCATCTCGATCATCCTCGACGGGTCGGAAGGATGGGGCGGGGCGCTCCGCCAAATCGCCGGATTGATTGGCGGCGCGTTCTATGTCGAGGACCGCGACCTCCATCTGTTCCTTGACGAAGTGACGGACGCGCCGGACCAGGTCGACGTCTCGCACGCGTTTCTGTACGACCCGCCGATCACGCAGTCGATGGATGACTCGCAATTACGGACGCGGGTGTATGGCCGTGGGCATGGGGAGACGGTGCTGAATGATGTCCTGGCTGGGGACACGATCATCCCGGTCGAGAATGCCGCCGCGTGGTTTAACCCGATCGGTGGGCGGGCGTGGTCGGACACGCAACATCTGACGTATACGGGGCTACAGGCGGGCGGAATTGGGAGCGTCGCGGGGGTGAGTGCGGCGCCGTCCATCGCGCCGACGCTCACCGCCGTGGCCGGCGCGGGGCTGGGCGCGGGCGTGTATCAGGGCGCGTACACGTTCGTCTCGGCGGCCGGGGAAAGCCTCCCCAGCCCGCTCGGGTCGGTCAGCACGTCCGGCTCGGTCGGCACCCCAGCGATCGCGCCCACGCTGAACCACACGGCCATCGGAAGTTCGCTGGGAAACGGGACCTGGGAGGTGATGTACACGTACTCGACGGTGCTCGATTACGGGAACAATGCGTTCCAGACGTTGGCGAGTCCGTCGACGACGATGGTGATCACGGACAATACGGCGATTGCGGCGACGGCGCCAACGTCGACCCACCCTCGAGTGGTCCAGGTCAACTATTTCGTGAAAGTGGCCGGCGTCTTTGTCTTCGCGGGCGGGCAGATGAACGGCGGCACCCAGTACATTTCCAACACGTTCGGTACCTACCCTGCCTCGGACGGGACTGCGGCGCAGCAGATTGCGCCAAGCGGCATCGCCCTCGGACCCTCCGGCACGACGCAGCGCAAGTACTACCGGACGGTCGTCAACGGCTCGCAACTGAAACTCCAGCAGACCATCGCGAACAACACGTCCACGGTGGGCGTGCAGGATGCGACGGCCGACGGGAGTCTTGGCGCCAATGTCCCGGTCACGGATACCTCGGGCCTGACGACGGCGTCCGGGCAGATCAACGCGGGCAGCACCTCGCTGTTGCTGTCGGGGACGGGGCCGTTCAGCACCACCGGCGGCTGGACCACCAACGGGATCCGCTACACCGGGATCTCGGGGAACACCCTGACCGGCATCCCCCCGACCGGGCCTGGCTCCATCACGACGACCATCCCCTACGGCACGGCGATCGTGGCGGCGCCGTCGCTGACCGGCGTGACTGGCCTGGTCCGTGCGCTCACCCGCGGCGCCACCGTCAACCTCGCGGTCCAACGCGATGACCTCACGGCTCAGGCGAATGCTGCCGCCCGTGAAACGACCGCGGTCCGCGTCTCCGACGGCATCCACGAATACCTCGTCAGCGACGAACGCCGCAACGAAGCCAGCTTGACTGCGCTGTGCGATGCCTATCTGGCGCTGTTCGCCAATCCCCTCGTCACGGTGGGGTATGCCACGCGCGACGTCAAAACCAAGTCCGGCAAGTCGATCGTCGTGACGCTGTCCGTGCCATCGATTTCGCAGACGTTGACGATTCAGGAAGTCTCCATCAGTGAAATCGACGTCGCGCCAGGCACGGCGCCGAAGTTCACGGTCACGGCGTCGTCGCTGCGCC